TGGTCTTTGTCGAGACCGGATCCGAAGCCCGCCCCACCGGCACCCTGGTGTTCTGGGTGGGCGGAACCACGCAGCCCACCAACATGGGCACGACCGACCTCTGGTTCTCCGAGGGCGGCGCCGCCCCCGCCGGGGACACCGCGGCACCGTCGGCCCCCACCGGCCTGACCTCCAGCGCCATCACCTCTACCGGTTTTACCCTGACCTGGACCGCCTCCACGGATAATGTCGGTGTTGTCGGCTATGACATCTACCGCGGCGCCAGCCTCCACGCCAGCGTCACCGGCCTGACCGCCAACATCACCGGCCTCACCGCGAGCACCGCCTATTCCATGACCGTCAAGGCCAGGGACGCCGTCGGCAACGTCTCTGCCGCCTCGACCGCCCTGTCGGTCACCACCGGCGCCGCCAGCGGAACCCCGCAGCACTCCATCTGGGGATCCGGGGCCTACCCGTTTGCGGTGACCAAGAACACCGACTCGCCCCTCACGGTGGCCAACCAGTTCTACTCCTACGGCACCAGTCCGAACGTGAGCGCCTGGCGCGTCGTGGGCATGAAGATCTGGATCCCTGCCGGGGTCACCCTCACCGGGCCCGTTGCCTGCAAGGGCTGGTTCGGCGGAAACTCATATTCGATCGCTGCCGCTCCGGTGGCCACGGCCACGCTGACCACTCCGGTCTCGGGCCAGTGGAATACGGTCACCTTCGACACGCCCATCGAAACCAACTCCGGCGACCCGGTCTGGATCGGCTACCGGTGCCCCGCGGGCGAATACCTTGGTCTCGCCCCCGATGCCTCGTTCGACAACTTCATCACCGCCACCGACGGCTCGCACATCGTCCTCTGTGAGACCAACACCGGCAACCGCGGGCAGTACAGGTACGATTCGGGCACCACGGGATTCAACCACGTGGTCTACGGCGTCGACGTGATCTACGACGAGGGACCGGGGGCCTGATGTCAATCGCCTCTGAGAACGCCCTGAGCGGCAATCCGGATACCGAATGGATGATCGCCGGGGCCGGGGACGAGAGCAACCTCGGCTTCGCCCGCGAGTTCTCCGTGAACGTGGGAGAGACGATCAACTTCTCCTGCCACGGCACGGGCACCGTGCTGGACATCTACCGGATCGGCTACTACGCCGGGGCCGGCTGGCGTAAGGTCACCACCCTGACCAACACGGCGACCTCCCAGCCGAACCCCGCCACGGTGGCGGACACCAACGGTGCGACCGCCTGCACCAACTGGTCGACCACGGCCAGCTGGGCGGTGCCCTCGGACACCACCTCCGGGCTGTTCGTCGGCGTGCTCCGCAACCTCGCCGGGAACAACGCCTCCTGGATCCCGTTCGTGGTCCGCAACGACGCCCTCGTGGCCGACATTGTGGTCAAGACCTCGGACACCACCTGGGCCCTGGCGTACAACTACTACGGCACCCCGGCGGTGCCCTTCGGCGGCAGCTCCCTCTACGGCGCCAGCGGTGCGCTGTCCGGCCTCGGCGGACCTGACAACCGCACGCACTACGCCACCTATCACCGGCCCATCGTCACCCGTCAGGGAGTCTGGCAGACGTACTGGATGAACGCGGAATACCCGCTGATCCGCTACCTGGAACGCAACGGCTACAACGTCAAGTACGTCTCCAGCAAGGACATTGACGCGGATCCCGCCATCCTGGACAACGCCAAGGTGTTCATCTCCTCGGGCCACGACGAGTACTGGTCCGACGGGATGCGGGCCACCGTCGAGGGCTTCCGGGACAGCGGCGGGCACTGCCTGTTCATGTCCGGCAATGAGGTCTTCTGGCGGGTCCGCTTCGACGCCGGGCGCAACGGGATGTACTGCTTCAAGGACACCATGCCCGGTCCCGGCGCCCACGTCGCCGGCACGGCCCTGGACCCGGTCTCCTGGACCGGGACCTGGAAAGACACCCGCTGGGCGGAACGGCAGCCGGAGAACCTTCTCACCGGCACCGACTTCCGGATGAACGGCGTGAACGACAAGAGCGTCACCCTGCCCACCACCGCCGGCTACGCCAGTCACCCCGTGTGGCGTAACTCCGGGCTGGTCACCACAAACCAGACCCTCACCAACGTGGTGGGGTTTGAAGCCGACTCGATGCTTCCGGTCAAGGTCTCACCGCACGCGGTGATCCTCGCCTCGCAGAACATCAACATCGACGGCTCCTACGCCAACGACAACGGCCAGACCTACGATGGCAACGGCACCCTGAACTGGGGCATCATCTCCCAGCGGTACGACTCCGGCGCCGTCGTGGTCGGGTTCGGCACCTGTCAGTGGGCCTGGGCCCTGGATGCCGCGCATGACCGGACGACAACACCGGTCAACACCGCAGCGCAGCAGTTCATGGTGAACCTGCTGCGGGACCTCGGAGCGGCCCCGGCCACCCTCATGGCCGGCATGACCCTGTCCGCCGCGGCGCCCCTGGACGCCTACGGCACCACCACGGTGCCCGCCATCGGCGACGTGCGGGACGGCCTCGGGTTCGGCTACCGGCTGCTGACGCATTCCGGCGAAGAGCTAGACGCCCGGGAGTTCGCCGGGTAACTTGGAACGCACCCCACCCCCCTGAACAGTGGGCGTGCCCGGCCCCGACCACCCGTTGTCCCCCGATATGCGAGACCGGGGCCGCACACAACTAAAGACCCCCTCCTGAACCGTGTACTACCACGGCCCGGGAGGGGGTCTTTTGTCATGCGCCGGTTTCCTTGTGAACGCGGGGTATTATCAGGACGCAGCCGCACACAGCGGCATTTATCAATGGGGTAGAAATGACTGACAACACAACGCTTCCGGCCGCGGATCCAAAGGCATCCCGGCCCTGGTTTAAGAAGAAGCGGTTCCTTATTCCGATCATCCTGCTGGTGATCTGGATCATCGCCTCGGCGTCCAATGGGGGCGGCAAGTCCGAGGCCATCGAGAAGGCCGGCACCGTCGCCACATCCGCACCGACAGCCACCGCCAAGGCCACGCCGACCATCGACCCTGCCGTCAAGGCGAAGGCCGATGCAGACGCCGCAGCGAAGAAAGCCGCAGAAGCTGAGGCAAAGGCCAAGGCTGACGCTGAGGCCGCGGCGAAGCGGGGGACACCCTCCCAGGCGAATGCCCTGCGGGCTGCCGAGCAATACCTGTCCTTCACGGCTTTCTCCCACAAGGGTCTGGTCAAGCAGCTGGTCTTTGAGAAGTACACGACCGAGGATGCGACCTGGGCCGCCGACCGGGTCAAGGTCGACTGGAACGCGCAGGCCGCCAAGGCCGCCAAGCAATACCTGGACATGACGGCGTTCTCACACGCCGGCCTCGTCAAGCAGCTGGTCTTCGAGGGCTACACCCCGGAGCAGGCCGAGTTTGGCACGACCGCGGCAGGCATCTAGCTAAGACCGGCGACGTAGTCGGCGATCTCCTGCCGGACCTGGGCTATCAGAAGACCCTCAGCGGAGATCGCCGGCACTGCCAGCTCAATACGCACCGCCACGTCCACGGAGAGCCGGGCGTGGCCCTTTATGAGCTGGTTGACGTGCTTGGTGGTGATGCCTGTGCGGTGCGCCAACCAGGCCTGGCTGACTCCCTCGGCATCCAGCTCGCGCTGCAGGACTTCCCCTACCGGATCTGCCACGGCTTCTCCACTCGATGGTTCTTCCGGACCTTGGCCAGGCCCAGGATGCCCCGCCGGGTGTAGACGCTATTCAGCGACCGGCCCAGGGCCACGGCGATGTCCTCATAGCTCATGCCTCCGACATTCTCGCGGAGGTAGTCGTCCTCCTCGGAGGACCACCGCTGGTACTTGGCAGTCTGCAGCCGCTCCGGCGGCCGTTCCGCCGGCGGCAGCCCGATGCCGCGCTGCTCCCGGTCGCGTTTCTTTTTCGCGTTGGTGCAGTGGTGGCAGGTCCGCCGGTGCGCCCCGACGCCGGAGATGACGGGGAATGAATCCCCGTCGGCCAGCTCCCCGCACGCGATGCAGGTCCGGGCCAGCAGCGTCCGGACGCCGGCGGAGAAGGGCGAGTACGGGCCCTTACTCGGGAGACGGGTAGGCATCGGGGCACTGCTCCACTCCGAGGAACGTCTCGACGTACTTCCCGCAGCTGGTGCACCGGAGGGAATGCCGGCAGGCGTAGCGCCAGCCCCTGGGGCCCTCATCCCGCCGCTTGAAGCTGAAGTACAAGGGGTACCAGCTGCACGACCGGGCGGTCCAGCTGTGGTTGACCACGATCTCGGGGGTGTGCTCGACGCCGACCTTGCCCCGGCACCACTTGCCGGTCTTCTTCCGCTTGTTGGTCTGGCGGATGGTCTCCTGGCGGAGTTCGTCCTTGGTCTTGTCCCAGGTCACCGGGGCTTCCTCCCATTGTGGATCAGCGGCTTCCGCTTGAACATGATGCGCAGCATGTGGCTGACGGCCGCGGCGGCCCGGTCATCCTGCATGACAAAGTAGGCGTGTTTGGCCGTGCCGTAAACGTCAAAGGAGTAGTTCGTGATGCTGGGGTCATAACTGGCCAGGGCCCGGGCCACTCGATGCCGGATGCTCATGGGAGGACGTTACTGATCAAGCAGTCGATGTGGTTATAGCGGATCTCAGTCCAGGAGATCCAGGGACTGGTCCTGTCTGCCGTGATGTGGGGAATTACGACGCCCTGGGAGCCGGCCTCGATGGGGTTGCCACACAGGGCGCACTCCTCCCCGGGCGGGGGAGGAGGTACCCGCTCCGCGTCATCTTCACATACCGGGGCACGCAGCTCCGCGCTGGGCCAGGGTTCACCAAACCATTGCATGGTTCCCATCTTAAAGGGAGAAGCCCCGGCGGCATCACCACGATGGCCCGCCAGGGCTCCTGATGGTGGGTACATCACCCTGTCCCCCCGCTCGAATCTCACACTCTTGCGTGGCGGGGCCGCTGGTCAGCGTATCAGTTCTTCATGGCCGGCAGTCCGATCAGGACCAGGATGCCGACCAGGGCCAGCGACTGCCAGTACCCGAAGGCCAGCAGCGGGAACGCCAGGTTCATCAGCAGCATCAGCAGGAACGTGACGATGCCGAGGATCATGGCCACTCCGAGGAGCACGCCGATCGCGGTGACAAAAACTTTCATGAGCACTCCTATGACTCCACGACGGGCCGCATCCGCAGCCCCGTGTTCAGATGGTTGGTGATCCGGGCGACGGCGCGGGACTCCGCCACCTGCTCGGCGTTGCGGACCAGGGTCTCCCCCAGGGCGTACCGCTTGTAGACGGCCGCCTTCTGCCCCTTGGGCAGGGCCTTGAAGGCCTCGGAGATGTCGCACCGGGCCTCGATGTCCATGCAGTCCCCGGGGCTGCACCAGACGGCCTCCTCCAGGTACCGGCGGACCATGCCCGGGGTGTAGAGGAACGCCCCGGTGGAATACATGTACTGGTTCCGCTGCTCCAGGCAGTAGTTCCGGGCCGCCCGCCGGGCCATGTGCTTGATCAGGACCTCGTCCTTGCCGGCGTAGTGGGACCAGTTCGCCATCATGTGCTCCCAGATCGCCTGAGCCACATCGTCGATGCTGAACAGCGGGGAGTTCTTCCACTCCCCGCCGGCCACCTGGTTGACCAGGGGCTCCAGCTGCAGGTACAGCTCGGTGTCCAGCGGTGCAGTCACTTCCAGTCCTCCGATAATGGGCCAGTCAATCTCGGTCATCCGTTGACCTTCTGCTGGCGAGTAGTGGTGGCATCCTGGAGCTTGGTGCTGCCCCGGACCCAGGCATGGCAGTTCTTGCACTGGTACAGCCGGTAGCTGGTGACGAAGGCGAAGGCCACGCCGTCCCGTTCGAGCTTGTCCCCGCCGCACGCCCAGCAGGAGTGTGAGGTCCCGGCCATCTGCCCCATGTGGGGCACCGCGGTGAGCCACGGCAGCAGGAAGTGGTAGAGCTTTTCGGTCAGCCGCACGTCCTGCATGGCGTAGGTGGCCATCTTCTTCCAGGCCGCATCCTCGCCCTTCATGCACCGGACCCACAGGCCGAAGCCCTCGTGGTGGGTCTTGTGCCCGATGCCGAGCTGCTGGGAGATGTAGTCGAGTTTGTTGGAGGCAAACTTGAACTGCTTCTTCGCCACCCGCATGAGGTCGATCTGCTTGTAGGGCTTGGGCGGTGCCAGCCCGGCCAGCAGAAACTCCCGCTGCATGTGAGGGATGTCGAAACTGATTCCGTTGTAGGTGACAACCACATCGGCTTCAGATAGCAACCGGTGTGCAACCGCAACCATTCCGGCGTGGGTGTCGGCGTGGTCGGAGTGGAACAGGACCTCCTTCTCCCCCAGCCATTTGGCGGCGAAGGCGAAGACCTGGCCCGGGCGGATGATCTGGGAGATCCCGACGTTCTGGTCCCAGAGACCCCAGGTGTAGACCTCGTGCGGCATGGTCTCGATGTCGAAGAACAGGACCCGGAGCTTGTGCTTGGGCTTGCCCCGGGCGATCCGCTTGACCGCCTCGTCCAGCTCACTCACTCAGCGGCTTCCAGCTGCCGTAGGTGGTCTCGACCTCGCGGACGTTGATGACCGGCCAGTACTCCTCCGGCACACCCATCCGGTCGAGCGCGTTGCGCTCGTGGGCCAGCGTGCGCCACGCCGCCATGGGGCTGTCGTAGGTCCCCAGGATCGTCCTGCTGGGGTACATGATGGCGTACTCCTGGCGCAGGTCTGCCGGCCGCGCAGCGGCCCCCAGGACGCTGTAGCCGGCCTTGCCGAAGCCCGGTGCGGCGGCGTTGCCGATCGTGCCGGTCATGTCGTGAAAGTCGGTCACAGTGTCACCCTTCCCATTGCCAGTTTTTCCCTGAAGTTGTGGACCTGCTTGCGGTCGACGTCGTAGCCGATCTCCTGCATGGCCCGGGCCACCTGGATGTGCGTGTAGCTGTCGTCCTGGATGATCCGGCGGAACGAGACCCGGTTGGCCTCGGTCATCCCCTCGTAGGCCGCCTCGACCCGGTCGTACCGGGCGGACGGTGCGCCGACGGCGCTGGCCAGGCTGCTCACTGGCCGGCCCAGAGGACGCCCTGCCCGGGGATGGCTGCCGGGTCGACCAGCTCGAACTGGATCGTCTCGATGGCCACCGGGGCGGCGATGTTGGTGAGCTGCTGCCACAGCCGGGCCACCTCGTCGCCGTAGGGGCTCTCCTCGATCGACTCGTTGTCGTAGCCGTACTCGTCATAGAGGGCACTGACGGTGACCTCGACCAGCTCCGGCGGGCAGTCCTCGACACTGCCGCAGTCGCACATGTAGACGTCGTAGCCGACGATGGGGTCAAGTTCCTTGACCAGCTGCTTGATCTCGTTGGTAATTACGTTCTGGGACATTGGTCTCTTCCATGCTTGGGGCAGTCCGGGCTGGTCGGCCGCTGGCGCCTCGGGTCATAGTGGCTTTTGGGGCAGGTGCAGGGGACTATGTGTCGAGAGTCCATTTGGCGCCGACTCCGTCGTCGTCGAAGTAGATCGTCACCTTGCCGTTGCGGGGGTTGTTCCCCTCCCGGCGGGCCCGGTCCACCGCCATCCTGGCGGCGAACTTCATGCCGTCGTTGAGGTCCTTCATCCGGACGTAGGCGTGGAAGGTCGGCGGCGGCTCCTCCATCCAGCCGCAGGCGCAGTAGCGGAACGGGCTGCCGTGGTGCTGGGCGTCGGGGCAGACAGCGTTGAAGGGCTCCCCCTTGGGCAATTCGTTCATTCGTTCTCCCGGTAGTCGCTGATGTGGAGGACCTTGCCCATGCTGATGCGGGCGTTGTAGTAGAGGTGGTGGAACAGATTGGCGCTGCCGTGCTCAATCGCCCGGCTGGTGAGGTAGACGTTGCGGAACCGCATCCCCTCCAGGGCCATCAGGTTGTCCACCGTGCGGGCCTTGAGGCAGGGGAACCAGCCATGGGCCGCCACGTCCGCCTCGTCGGCGCACATCAGCAGGTCCCAGTCGGGGGGCTTCCTCACTCGTCCACCTCCGCATCCAGGGGCCCGAACTCGCCGCGGCGCAGCGGGATGATGTCCTTCGGGCCGAGGGAGATGTTGTCGGTCGGGGAGTGGATCGGGGAGACCAGGATGTACTGCTCGTCATCCCACTCCCGGCCCCCGCGGGCCTCGTAGAAACTGTCCTCGGGGATCTGGGCCACCCGGCAGACGCGGCCCTTTTTGAACTGCCCGATGTCAATCAGCAGTTTGACCCTGTCCCCTACTTGCACCTTTGCCATCGCTTCCTCACGCCTCCTGGCGTACAGTTCGGCGGCCAGCCCTGCTGCCACGCCATATCGGTTGATCAGTTCATTGCCGTTGTTCACCAGGAACCGCATGGCCCTCGTGGCCCGGGCCTTGCCCCAGGCGTAGATCTGGACCCCGGTGGGCAGGTCGTCCACGTAGAGGACCGCCAGGTAGCGGAACGGGATCCGCGTGCTGACCACGTAGGCCTGGTAGGAGACCTGGATCGGATCGCTCATACCGTCACCCCCATGAACTCGCGTAAGGCCTCGCGGCCGAACTCGCAGTAGTAGCTGTTCACGTCATGCCCTTCCGGCATCAGTAGGACCTCCGGTCCCGGCACGTTCTGCGCCACCTTGGCTGCGAACTTCCTGCCGGCACCGGAGTCGTCGTTATCCGCGCAGATGACCACGGCCCGGTAGCCCTCAAAGAGGAGCCGGTAGTGCGGCTTCCAGGCGGACGCCCCGGGGATCCCCACGGCGGGGATCCCGCACTGGACCAGGGTGACGCAGTCCATCTCGCCCTCGGTGATGGCGATCGTGTCCTCGCTGGCGAAGAACGCCGGCGTGTTGAAGATCGTCAGCTTGGTGTTCTCCGGCTGCCAGTACTTGGGTCCGGTCTCCCGCTTGGGTGGCCGGCGGAAGCGCAGCGCGACCGGCCCGTTGGGGGTGGTGTAGGGGATCGAGATCATCCCCCGGGCGTCCTCATCCAAGACGTCGGGGTTTACGACGGCCCCCAGCAGGAACCGGTCGATCGTTTCCTGGCTGAGCTGGCGCTCCTCCATCAGATATGCGAGCAGCGGGGCGCCTTCCGGGCTTTTCAGCTGCTCGTGGTACTTCAGTACCCGATCCACCAAAGACTTTCTCTCCGAAGTCGAGAGCACCGACAAAATCCACGCCTTCCCTGAGCTGAATGAGGTCAATCGCATCGCCGCTGAAGTCGCAGGCGAAGCAGTGAATCTTCCCGGTCTCCCGGTTGACAGTGCAGGACGGGGTCCTGTCCTCGTGGTCCCCGGTGGGGCAGGAGGTCTTGACCCACCCGCCCCGCTCCGGGATGGTGTGGCCGTTGTAGTGCTCAACCACGGCGACCACATCGAAGTGCTTACTCGGGTTGGAAAGCACCCAGGTCGCCGTCTTCGCTCAGGCTCTCCATCAGCTCGAAGTACATGCCGGAGATCTCCCCGACGATCGCGGGGACCTCCTCCCCGGCCGCCAGAACGGCGTCGGTGGCCAGGTTGACCAGGGCCACCAGGTCGCGCATCTCGGAGATGGTCAAGATGACCTGGATCTGCAGCTCGGAGAAGTCAGCCACGGTCGGCCTTCTTTCCCTTTTTCTGCTGGAGCTGCGCCCGGCCCGTGAGCCATGCCCACGAGGTGCCCATCCGGATGGCGTAGATGGTCTGGTAGGACACGCCGTAGATGCGTGCCAGGACAGCCACCTCGACGCCCTCCTTCAGCAGGGCATCCACCGCCAGGACGTCGGCGCGGCTGAGGATGCCCCGGTCGGAGTGGGGCCGGGTGTCCCCCTGGGCCAGCCCGGTGACTTCGCCCCAGGATTCCCCGGTCCTGATGGCACTGACCGACTGCTGCGAGACCGCGAAGTCCCGGGCGATGTCGGCGCCCTTGTGCCCCTTGCTGAGGCGTTCGTGGATCACCACGACGTCCTCGACGGTGAGTACATGTCCGCTCATTCCTTGCCTTCCATGTGTTTGCGGTCGCCCCTGAGCAGGGCCACCAGTTCCCCGAGTTCCATCACCACGTACTGCCGCATCGGGTCGGTGACCCCCTTGCGCTTGGCCACCACGATGCCGGCCAGGGCCTCGTCGTTGGCCCGCTCGGCCTCGGCCTCGGCCACCCACTCCGCGGCGTAGAACTGCCCGCCCCGGTCCTTGCATTCGATGACGAGCTTGTCGCCCTGGGGGGTGCGGACGTTGGCGATGTCCCCCTTGTCCTTGGATCCCGTCTTGACCTTCCGGTCGATCCTGGTGTCCTCCAGGGCCTCGGCCAGCCCGTCGGCGATCAGCCGCTCGAAGCGGGCGCCGGCTGCCTTGGCCGTGGCCCTATTCCTGGTCATCGGGCGTGGTGCCGGCGGCCCGGTCCAGGGTGGCCGCCGCCCGGGTGGCCCAGTTGTAGACGTTGATCGCGTTGCCCTCCACGACGGAGTCCTCGCCGGACCCGCCCGGCAGCAGGATGGCCGCGTCGATGGCGGCCGACGCGATGTCGGCCAGGGCCCGCGCCTCGTCGGCGTCCATGGTCAGGGAGACACGCAGCTGCTTGCGCTGCGTGACCTCGTGGACATAGGTGGTGTCGCTCATGGGGCTCCTAACCCTGAAAGTGCATTCTGCTGAGGTCGGCGTAGAGGGGAAGTGCCCAGTCGGCGCGGGCGTCGGCCTTGCCCGTCCTGTTCTTGATCGGGCAGACGTAGAGCTGGTCGAGCCGGCGGTGCAGGGTCAGGATCAGCTCCGGGCTTTTGTCGATCTTTCCCCTGATGCCGGCCCGGGGAATCGGCTTGTCGCCGTTGGTGTACTCCCCGATGGTGTGATGGAGCGTGATGATGGCGGCCTTGGTGTCCCTGGCCAATGAATGCAGGAAGTCGCAGTTTCCCTGCAGTGCCTGGAACTCGTCCCCCTCGCCGGCGTAGCAGTTGGCGAGGTTGTCCATCACGAACACCTCGGGGTAGACGCCGTACTTGGTGGCGTAAGCCTCGAACTCCTGCAGGATGTCCTCCCCGGTGGGAGAGGTGTCGTAGACGAACTCCATGTGGCTGGCGGAGGCGCGGACCTCCGCCTCGTACCCGCCGATGTTGCCGTTGCGCACGTCCCGTTCGATGTCGGAGGTCTCGTAGCCGGTGGCGATGGCCGCGGCCCGGACCCACATGGTGGACTCGTCCGTGTCGGCCGAGTGGTAGAGCGTGTGGTTCACCTGGCCCTCCTCGTTGCCCCGCTGCAGCAGGGCCTGGATAAGTGCGGACTTCCCGACGCCGGGGGCTGCGGTGACCAACGTGAGCTGCCCCTTCCGGATAAAGACTTCATTGGCGTTCAGGGCTTGGAACGGGGAGTACAGCGGGGTCCCGCTGCCGACGTTCTTCCGCCGGCCCTGGTTGAGGCTGAGGATTCGATCACCCCTTCGGGTCAGGTCAAAGTGCCGACAATCTGGACCAGGTCCTCCCAGTAGCCGGCGGTCCCGCACCGTGAGCACTGGATCATCGCGTGGTCGGCACTGCAGCGCATGATGTACTCCGCCCATACCGTGCAGGCGGGGTAGTAGTAGGGCGGCGGCCGGTCGGGGAGGGCTGAGCAGTAGTGGTAGGACACGGCGACGAACTTGGCATCGCCGCCGTGCCAGGGGGACGCCTCGTCATGCCTGCTGTGTCCGCAGGCGGGAGGGAAGTCCAGCTCTTCCAGGACCTCCAGGTCCAGCGAGGTGTCCGTTCCCACTACCGGATGAACTTCCACAGTTTCTTGGTCCCGTTCGCCAGGCCGGGATCGTTCACGTCATCGGTCTTGGTCATGTGGTCGGTCATCTCCTTCGGGCGGGGATCCGCCCAGGCCTGCCACTGGCCCTTGGCACTCGTGCCGGTGACCAGCTTGGCCGGCATTCCCGCCACGATGGGGGCACCCGGGGTGCCGCCCCCGCCGCCGTACTGTGCGGCCGTGGCGGGGGCCGTGGGGCCGGAGGCCAGCGGCTGTGCCGTGGGCAGCCCGGCCGGGTTCTGCGCCGCCATGAACTGGGCGAAGAGTTCCTGCTGCGTCGGGGCGGCCGGCTCCGCCGCCGGCGGGGTGAACGCGCCGGTGTCCTGCGGGGCGTTGACGGGCTTGGCGCCCAGGATCGCGCCGACGGTGAAGTGGGCGGCGAACGCCTCGTTGGCCGCCGCCAGGGTGGCGAAGATGCCGTTCGCCTGGATCTCGGACAGCTGCGCGTTGAGCTGCGGGGTGTTCTCGGAGCGGATCACCATCCAGGGGGCGTTGGCCCCGGGGGCCTTGAGCGTGGTGGTGATGGGTGCTTCGGTCATGATTTTCCTTTGGTTGATCTAAACACGACAATGCAGGGAAAAAATCGGTCGGGATCTAAACCCGACCTTGTGGTGAAAAAAATAGGACCCGAGGGTCAGAGGGTGAGGAGGTAGGGCTTGCCGCCCTGTTTCGACTGTCTTCGTGCGACCACGATCGGCTTCTTCGGGTCATCGGTGGGGATGACCGCCCGCCGGTTCTTGCCCATGGTGTCCAGCATGACGTTCTTCATCCGCTGGGCCTCGGCGATCGCTGCCTTCTCGGCCGCCAGGGCGGCCTTGAGCTGGTCCGCCAGCTCGCGGGTGACCTCGACGTCGGAGTTGCTGATGTCCGGATGGCGTTCCCGGATCAGCTCGTAGGTATCGGTGCCGCCGTCGATCGGCGGCGGGGTGCCCTCGGCGGTGAGCTTCCCGGGCAGTGACAGGTAGAACTCCTCGACGGCGTCGAGCATTTCCTGCCCGCCGGCGGAGTACCATTCCTCGTTGCCGGTCTGCATGGAGATGACCGGCTTGGCCACATCCCGCGGGACCAGGAACTCGCGGTAGTCCCCCAGGCTGGCAAGAACGACCAGGTAACCGTAGTCCAGGCCGAAGGCCTCCATGTACCAGCGCAGCTGCAGGACGTACTTGACCGGGCACATGTCGTTCTCCCAGCCGTAGCCGGACATGGAGGTCTTGATTTCCAGCACGGCCTCGACGTCCAGGATGACGGCGCACTCGTTGCCGTCCTCGTCCAGGTAGAAGGCCTTGCCGGCCAGCAGCCGGTCGGGGTTTGCCCCGTGCCAGGGCCGGTCCTTATGGACCCAGGACCCGGAGACCTGCACGTCGAACTCGGGGTGCATGTCGGCGAACTTCTCCGCCACGACCGGCTCCAGCCTGTGGCCCCACTCGAAGAGAGGGTTCGCTATCTCTTCTGTCTTGCCGAGGAACCCGGCCTTGCGGTACCACAGCACGTAGCGGGACTCGAAGCTGTTGACCCCCATGATGGATCCGACCTCGGATCCGCCGATCACCGAGGTGCGGGCCTCGTGCCACTCCGGCGACCCGTCGGCGAACCGGCCACGCAGGAGGGCGGTCCCGAGCTGGACCGCCACCCCCGCGGACGTTGCTTCCAGGTGCGCTGTCACAGGCCTCCGTCCGGCATGAAGTGGATGGTGACCACGTCGTATCCCATGTCCGCGTAGTCGCCTTCCTTGCGGGCCCAGGCGTGCTGGCCCAGCTCATGCCCGACATCCAGCGCCCGCTGGATCCGGGACCAGGTGATGTCCCGGTCCCGGGATTTCACCACCTCCGCCATCAACTTCCCGTCAACCCAGTTCACGGTGATGAACGGTTCATCAAGGACATTCTCGAACTGCTCGTCCTCAATCGTGATGACGCCGGTGTCCCCACCGGGTGCAGTGGCCGCAGCGATGCCGGCCGTACTGCCTGTTTCCATATTTCCCCCTCAGAAGCAATGGATAAGGGTGTTGCGTGGTGGGCCGACTGCCTGACCCAAGGTGGTACGTGTGTTGCTCGTGATGCTTTGAGAGACCAGAGTGCCAGACACGTATGACAATTTTGCATTCACGATGTAAGAAAAGCCAGAGGTTCTAATGATTTTGTGGAACTATGTCAAGTCACAAGTAGGCTTAGTATTTAGTGCGGTGTTGGCCGGCGGATAATCCAGTCGTCATCCGCCGTTTTCGGGACGTAGTAGAACCCGCCCTTGGAGGAGGCGCTGTTGGCCGGCGCCTCCGGGTGGTAGGCCACCACCAGCTCGTTGGCCTCCAGGTCCTTGAGCCAGCGGGTGAGCAGTACTTCCTCGTCAGCCCGCAGGGCGGTGCCCTTGCGCTGTTTCACGATCGAGCGGAACCGCTCCATCACCGCCGTGGCCTTGTGTGCCTCGGCGATGTCCCAGGGGAGGATCTCCTTGTAGGTGACCTGCGGTTCGATGTAGCCGGCACGCTGCAGTGCCTTCCACACGGCCGACTCCGTGGCCCCGTAGGTGTCGGCAATCTGCCGCTGCGTCCAGCCCTGGGTGCGCAGGCGCCGCAGGGTGGTCGTGTCCGGTAGCTTCCGTACAGTGGGCATCTTCGTTCCCCATCTCCGTTCGAGTCGTGTAGGGCCTTAAGACCCTATGGACAAATCGTATATCGAAGACTATACACACGACCAGCCCTAAACTGACCAATCGTTCGGCGCCCCGGTTGGGGCTCCGTGTTCCAGTATAGTCCTATTTGCATCTAAGACAAGACAATAAGGGTCAGGACTTACGTTCGTGTTCGTCGAGGGCCGGCAGCAGCACCCGGTCAAAGATCCACTGGATGCTCCGGTCCTCCCTCACGCCGGCGGCCCGGAGCCGTTCCAGCGTGGCCTCCGTCATGCGGAAGGTATAGGACTTGTCCTTGCGGGCCCTGGCTGCATGAGGGGGTGGGGATACAGCGGTCAGCGTGTCGGCCTGCAGGGCAAACTCCTCGGGGGTGATGGTCGGCACCGCGGCGCGGCGGGCTGGTGTGGGGCGGTCAGACAAGGTCGATCAACTCCTGAACTAGAACCTGGATCTCGGCCTTGGCCTTGTAGTCCGACCACTCCACCACTCCCCGGCCCAACGGGTTCACCGTGGCGTAGGCCGTCCGCATTCGCATGGTCGTGTCGAAGAGCGGAATCTCAGGGTAGTCTGCCAGCACCGACTTCGCATCGTCCAGAGATCGGTCCCGGTCATTGGTCGCGGCCTGAGTAAACAGGCCCCGGACCACCAGGTCCGGGTTGTAGTCCTCCACCCCGGTGATCACCTCGACGAAGTGCGGCAGGGTGTCGGTGTCCATCGAGGAGGGCCGGACGGGGGCGATCAGAACGTGGGAAGCGATGGCGGCGGAGCGCAGTTCCTGCGAGTCGAATCCCCCGGTGTCGACCAGGACAACGCCCCAGGCCCGGTCCATGTCGAGCAGCGTGTTCTTCAGGTCGCCGCGCTTCTGGATCCCGGTCACCCGCGGCAGGTCCGGGCTGTGCTGCTCCCGGTAGGCGACCCAGCGGGAGACCGAGGTGTTGGGGTCCGAATCGACGACCAGGACCTTCTGGCCCTGCCGGGCCAGCTCGGCGGCGATGTTGACCGTGAGCGTGGATTTACTGCAACCACCCTTGTGGCTACCTAGTGTCACTATCATTGCGAACCCCTTTCGTTGGGAGCTGGTTCCACTCTAGTTGTAGGTGGGTTGCATGTCTAGTTGGAACTGACTGCATGTTGGTTGCCAACTAAGTGCACACCGCATCCACACTGGTTCGGATGTGCAACCGCATTCTCTAACTGGTTGTGATGTCGTTGCAAAGTGCAACCACTCTGGTTGCCAACCAGTTGCAATCTGCTTCCACACTGCATTCGATGCGGTTGGGTTGTGCAATGGTTTATCGTGTTAGGGTGAAGCCATGAATATCATTCAACCAGGCGACCAGATCGTCCGCCAGCTGCGGGCCCGCGATTGGACCCAGCAGATCCTCGCCGAGGTCATGGGCCGGCCGGCCCAGGTGGTGTCCGAAGTTATCAACGGTAAGAAGGAAATCACCCGGGAGACCGCAGCGCAGCTCGGTGCTGCGCTGAACACCACGCCGGAGTTCTGGCTGCACCTGCAGGACGCCTACCTCCTGGAGCGGTTGGAGCGGGATGCCGTGTTCCAGGAGAAGTTGGATGCGATCACGCGCCGGGCGGAGAGCGTTGTGATCCAGCCCCCGCCTGCCCGGCCGAGGTACACGGTGACCTGGTCCAGCGAGGAGCGCAGGTATGTCGCCACGGTGGATGTCTACCCGCACTTGCGGGCCACGTCCAAGGGTGAGGACTATGCCCTGCGGAAGCTGAAGGCACTCATGGCTGCTGCGCGGAGGGCTGAGAAGTCGGGGCAGGAGCCTCTAAAGACAGGGCGTAAGGACTCCTAGCGGAGAGGTGGTCTTTGTCCCTCTCCCCACCACGTTTCGCCCCGGCAGCCGCAAAAATAGCCAGAATATCCACGACAAATAGACCCACCCACTTTTGTGGGTGTGTCTCCTCATGGCGCCGGCACCGAGGCCTTCGGTGACGTCCGGGCGTGGGCACCCGGCAAGGTTTGCATCTTTCCCACCTGGTCCTGAGTTGGTGCCCGGCTGGGGCCACAAAAAAAGCCGGGAGCTAAGAATCGCTCGACCGGCTGGCGTTCTGGCCCCAGTGCGCTAATATGGATAGCGAGAGGCAGAAGCGTTCAGGTCGTGACTGAACGGTTTTTAGCTGAGAAACCTCCCGGGCCGGCAAGCCTGGGGGGTTTCGCTTTTTGAACTGTAGCTTAAAAATCACACCCGTGTAACTCACCCGCCGTGTCGTGTCGTTTTTTCCGACCCTGCGGGGGGCATTGTCCACCATGTATATACGGCTGTAAGCTGTGCCCATGAAGATCATCGTGCCGGTGTGCATCCTGTGTGAAGCGGAGGACGTCCAGCTCTGGACGCTGGACAACAATGGCATCGCCACGATCACCTACGTGTGTACGGAACACGCTGCCCCGCTGCAGGCCATCCTGGAGGCCTCCGAGGGCCTGCCGCTGGACCTGCAGGTCCCCGTGGCCAGGAAAACGCCGAAGCTGACGGCTCAAAACCGTGAGCTGCTGCAGCGCCCTCGCCGGCTGCGTGGCATGGAGCCGCTGAACTGGACCCCGCCGTCAGAGAAGGTGGTCAGCCCGTCCGGCGTCGGCAGCGACGTAGGCCTCGCGGTCGAGTTCTCCGATGATGCCCCGGAAGTGGGGGCCGGCAGCGACGGCGATGATCTTGGGGTTGCCGGTGCCGGCGAGGTCCATGACCTTGGCCTCCAGCCCCTTGAGGGCGGTGACACGCTTGACGGCCTCGAACATGAAGGCCGTCGGCCCGGCCAGCTCGCCGCCGGCGACGTAGTCGTCGACCAGGTCGAAGTGGCCTGAGAACCTACCCTCGGGATCCGAGTCGGCCAGCGCGGCGATCTCCGTGTCGTCCTTGGAGACCGACAGGTTTACCGTGACCACGATCGGCTCGTCCTCGTCGTCGAAGTCCACGACGTCGAACCCCTCGTCGGAGATCCGCACGCCCACCCGGGTGGCCTTGGCCCGGCCGTAGCCCCGGAGTGCGGACTGCAGCTGGTCGGCCTTGTCCCGGGCGATGGCCACGGAGACGTGGTCCTCCGGTGCCTGTGTGTCCAGGATGATCGTGGTCCGGCCGGCAATGAGCCGGCTGGCCCCGTAGACGACCACCACGCCGACCCCGTCCCCGGGCTGGTAGCAGATCAGGACGTGCGGGCAGCCCGGCTTGCCGCCGTGGTCGCCGCTGAGTTCGACGGCGTTGTAGAGGGCATCGGCCAGCTCGATGGGCCGGACGCCGAAGGACAGGTCAGCCAAGGCCGGCTTGCTGCAGCGTGAAGCGCACATGGCTCCGGATGTAGTCCTGGTCCTCCGGGTGGGAGGTTTCCCAGATGTGCAGGTCAGGGTTGCAGCCGGGGCCCTCCTCGGGAGGGCAGGGCTCCTCCTTCCAGGCCTTGGCGATCCGCTCGACCATGTCCTCAAACGATTCAGTCATCTTCACTCTCGATCTGTGCGCCGGCGTAGGCCAGCGCGTGCATGTAGGCGCGGGTGTGGTGCCCGCAGAATAGCAGGGGGCCGGCCACGAACAGGGCCAGGGTCTTGGCCTGCGCCCCGCAGCGGTCGCAGCGGTCCTTGGTCGTGAACAGGCTGGTCACCTCCGGTGCGGCGACCTCAGTCATTGCTCACGAGGGACAGCAGGGGGGCGCAGTCGTAGCCCAGGGACCCGAGGGCGCGGGGGATGTCGGCGTAGCCGGCGATCCGTGCGACGTAGCCGTGCTCGGTGTAGAAGGTGGCGTCACCCATCCCCTCGGCGTCGGCCGCGAAGAGAACGGTCTCGGCGGACCAGCCGAACCGTGCCGGCATGGCCATGGCCATGAGGTAGCGGATCGGGTGCCCGCCGATGACCATCAGCGGGTCCAGCTCATAGAGGGCGGCCCCGTCGTGGCCGAGGGTCTGCGTGGCGGTGTGCGTCATGGCTGTACTCCCTGCGTAAGCTTTTTCATGGTGGATTCTAGGTTCTTGCGCCAGCGGTAGCCGCCGGGGGTGGCGGGCACGATAAGCGTGGCGCCGCTGGCGTGTTTGAGCCGCCAGTGCCCTCCGCCGGTCATGCCCTCGCAGTGGAAGCCGTGGCCCTTGGCGTGGTCGATGAACTCCCGGACGTCCTTGCGGAAGCGGTTGCTCACGAGGCCAGCCGCTCGGCCACGGGGAACAGGTTCTCCCGGGCGCACTGCACGGCGTCGGCCAGCTCGGCCGGCGTCCAGTTGAAGGGGTCCCGCTCCAGCGCCGGCAGCGCCTCCAGCAGGGTGGCGGAGCGGTGCAGCGCCTCGCTCAGCGGCTCGCCGTCAGGGTGGGGGAGCTGGGCGTAGACCTTGCCCTTGTCCCCGCCGCGGGTGCGGGCCAGCAGGCCGTGCCTCATGGCGATGTCGGGCGAGCAGCCCAGCCCGCCCTCGCCGATCAGGGCCCAGCGTCCGGGGTGCTGGTTCAGCCACCACAGGGCGTACTCGGCGCCGGTGGCCATGAAGCCGCCCTGCTGGTTGGATCCGGCCGTCATGTAGGGGTTGACCAGGTCAACTACCTTGCCCCGGTGCGGATTCTCCTGCTCCATGTCAGTCCCAGGCCGCCGGGTCGAAGTGCTCCTCGAAGTCCAGGTTCTCCACGAAGATCCGGCACTGCTCCTCGGCATCCTCCAGCGTTGCCGAGTAGTACAGTCCCACCTCGCTGGAGTGGTCGATGTCCGAGTCGTACACGGTGGTCCCGTCCTCGGCGATCCGCTCCCGGTCCCACAGGAACACGGCGACCTCGACCGGCTGGACGAACTCGTCCTTGCCCAGCACGTCAAAACGCGTGACCTGGCCGACGAGGTCGATCGAGCCGTCGGGATGCCGGCGGGCGCGGATGCCGGTGACGAAGGCAATGGCGGTCACCGTGATGGTGGTGTCGCCCTGCTCCCACGTCGCCGACCGGTAGAACTCCCGGCCGAGCGAGGTGTTGCGCGAGACGGTGGGTTTGCGCTCCCTCACTGTCCGGTCTTGCGCGGTAATCTGCACTGATTGTCCTTCCTTAGATCCAAGCTGCACCCTCAGTATAGGGCCGATCTAAGGAAAGACAAGCAGCGTCTCACATGCCGGCGAGCCGGATGGTCAGGGCGACCAGGACGTCCAGGACCCGCTCACGGAATGGCCCGGCCGCCGCCGATTCCTGGCGCCACGGCCGGCCCTCCATGTCGGTGCCCCGCATGTCCGTGTCGGCCGCCTGGTACAGCGCCGTCAGGATCTGCAGGGCCAGCTTCGGGCCGAACTCGGCCTCGATCTCCTCGGGCTTGAGCCCGTGCTCGCCGATCTCCCGCAGCCCGGTCTTCAGCCCGGCCAGTGCCTCCTGGTCCATGTCCAGGGTCAGGGCGGAGACGTCGATCTGCGCCAGGATGGGCGCGTCCTCGTCGTCGGCCTCGTCCAGGGTCAGGGAGGTGGCGAAGATGGTGATGCCGACGTCGCCCTCGATCCAGGCGTTCCCCGTCTCCAGCAGCATCTCGTAGGTGCCGGTCGCCCAGCGGCTTTCAATCATGGCGTGCATGGTACTCCTTTCGTGTAACAAAAGAGGCAGCCACCGGATGGTGACTGCCTTTATGATGGCTAAGCTCCCGACGGGCCAGTGAGGGCTGACCCGCCGGGAGTTCTATCTGAGACCCGCGGGGCAGGGTGCCCCGCGCTATAAGTTATTCGGTGCCGCCGGCCGGCGGGCTGGGTAGATCCGCCCGCAGCTCGTTGGCCATCCGCTTGTACTTCCCGCCCATGGCCCACAGGGTGTTGGCGTCGGCGTACTCGCCCAGGTTCGAGACCATGTTGCCCATGCGGCTCATGAGGTGGGACAGCTCCCGGAACCGGCGGTAGCGGGCTATGTTTTCCTCCGGGACGTGGCCCTTGCCGCCTTCGGCGTCGAGCCCGCCCCCCAGGGGCAGCCCGGCAGCGCGTCGGTTTTCCCTCTGCTCCGCCTCGGAGAACTTGTTGATCTTGCCCAGGTCAGGCATGGCCATCCTCCTCCTCGTACATGCCGGCGTTGGTCGCCTTCTGGTGCACCCACTCCGGGAAGCCGAGGATCGTCAGCCGCTCGGACACGGCAACCTGCCAGTCCTGGTAGAGGCTCGTGTACGGCTCGGTGATCACCGTGTCCGGGCCGGGGATGGCCCGCCAGCCGCGGCCGTTGGCCAGCTCGGCCAGCCCCTCGGCCTCCAGCTCCTTCAGGATGACGTGGATCTCGCTCTGCTCGATCCCCTGCTCCAGCAGGCGGGGGGTAAATTCATACCCCGGGGTGAAGACGAAATTGCCCAGTGCGGCGTGCACCTTTGCTTGCTTCTCGTTCATGACGGGTTCTCCTTCTCTACTAGGTCTACGAAGTCGTCGTGCCGGACCAGCATCAGCCCGTCAGTGCCGAGGTCGGTGATGATGTCGGTGAACCATCCGTCCATGCCCCGCGTCCAGGTGGTGCCGTCGGCGGCGGTGTAGGTCCGGTCCTCGTAGGCCTTGCGGACGGCGGGGTTGTCGTTCAGCGACATGCTGCTCCTAGTCGTTGGTGAATGTGATGTAGGCGGCCTCGACTCGACCGTCGTCGCCCAACCTGATGTAGACAGGGTATATGCCATCACCCTGCCCGCTGGGGAAGATCAGCCCCATCCCCTTGCCCAGGGGCTCCAGCGCCAGGACGTGCGGTGCGCCGTCCAGGGCCGGCGGATGACTGCGCTCGGCGTCGTCTTCCTTGTACCCGATCTCCTCGGCGTTCGGCGTGCCGTTCTCGTAGTGCGTGCCGTCCGTAATGTACGCCGGGTCCCCGATCCAGATCCGACCGGAGTCGACGTAGCAGTCGCCGACGTAGAACGTCTTTTTCTTAGGCACCTGATCCCTCCTCCTGCTTGTGGTAGTAGGCGCCGTAGCCGGCGCATGTCGGGCACTTGCTGCCGCCCTTGGTGCCCGTGGCGTTACACGCTATGCACTGCGTGCGGGTGTAGCCCTCGGGCTGGCCCTGATTGAAGTACGCAGGCTGCATCAGCTTCCTGGTCAACTTGGCCACGTCACTCTCCCGTTCCGAGGAGTGCGATGACGCGCTCCATCTGCTTGGTGTCCTCGTCATTGAACTCGTTGCGCCCCATGACCTCCGTGATCAGCCTACGGGTCAGCCCCGACACGGTGGGGGTGACCCATCCGTGAACGTGCTGGACCTCCTCGCCCAGCTCGCCCGGGTCCTCGTCACCGTCGTGCTTGTGCACGAGATCCCGCAGCTCGCAGACGTCCGTGTAGATCGCTCCCATCCAGCTCATTCCTGCCTCCTTCTAGTTCGTCACCTCCTTCGGCTTGAAGCAGGTGTCACAAAGTGTCTTGATCCAGCCGCCGGCCCGCGCCTTGGCACCGGTGGCGCCGCACTGCTCGCAGATGTGGAAGGACTGGTTCTCGGCGTTGCGGACCAGCTCGCGGAACAGCGGGCCCTCCTGCTCGAAGGCAGGGGAGTGCTCGGTATAGAACCGCAGCCCCCCGAACTTCTCTTTCGCCTGGCAGATCACGTAGTCCGGGTCGATGGCACTCAACGCCCGGTCCAGGTTCAGCAGCAGATCATCCCAGCCGGCGTCCGGCAGGTACTTGCCCCAGCGGTCGGGGATGCGGTCCAGGATGGGCTTCATGCGCGTCATCCGCGCCTCGTCAGTAGTCATGTGATCCATGCTATTGGCGCTTGCGGCGGGCTTGCTCAGGCTGGACGCTAACATCCAGCAGCTGCGTGCTTTCTGTCGGACCCTTCTGGTACAGCAGGGCGTCCACCACAAAATCCCTGACCTCGTCGACGTCCATCCGCCGGCGCGGCAGTGTGACCTTCCACCGCTGGACCGTGGCCGCCACGCTGTGGCTCTTGTGGTACGCCACCGTCTCCCGGTACTCGGCGTTTGATTCCTCGGCCGTGATGAACCACTCGACAAACTCGTGCTCGTCATAGGAGCCCATCGCCCTCACGAGCAGAGCCCATACCGTATCGCCCGGGACCTGGCCGTTGTGCAGTTCCATGGAATCTCCTAGAGTCGAGGTACGATCGTTCACTGCAGCCACACTAGGTGTCATGAGTCACATGGCTGCCTGTCAAATTGTAGGTCTCTAGGTGGTCATCATGCGCCTCTCTTGGTTGTGTATTGTGTGGTGTGTCATGCTTGGATCTATGAAAACAACTACAGGGGGTACCCGTGGCTAGGAAAACTGTCATCGTAAACACGGCGAAGGTCGTCAAGCTGGACAAACCGTCGAAGCTAGTAGAGCTTCACGCGAAGGAGTTCAGCCTCGATCTGAAGGTTCAGCGTGCACTCAATGAGGCACGCGCCGACGCCATGGCCGACAACTTCCAGCCTCACGCCCTTGGCCTCCTGACTGCATCAAAACGCACTGACGGGCATATTTATGTGCTCGACGGAAGCCACCGCGTGAGTGCGGCACGTAAGGCCAGCTATGACGGGCTGCTGGCGTGCCGCCTGTTCGAGAACCTGACGCTCCAAGAGGAAGCGCAGATGTTCCTCACTCTGAACAACAGCCGCGCCGTCCAGGCGATCGACCGCTTCAAGGTCCGCATCACCCAGGGCGAGCCGGTCGCCTCGGGCATCAACAAGGTCCTGAAGGCCTACGGACTGCACGTCGACTGGGCCAATAACGAATCCCTCGGCGTCATCTCTGCCATTGGTGCGCTGGAGAAGGTCTACGAGGGCGCCGGCGTCCGCGAGAAGGGTTCCTACCCGGAGCTGGTGGACAAGGTCATCCGCACTCTGCACCGTGCCTACGGCGAGAAGGCAGACCGCGCCACGTACTCCAAGATCATCCTCGAAGGCCTCGGCATCTTCATCGCCACCTTCGGAAACCAGATCGACTATGACCGCTTGGTCTACGTGCTGCAGGGCACGTCCGCCCGCCAGATCGCGGTGCAGACCCGCGCCATGCGTGACGCCCGGATCAAGGGCGGCCAGCTCGGGAACAACGCCGCGGCTGTCCTCCACCGTCTCTACAACAACCGCCACCGGCCCAAGCTGCCCGAGTTCCACGCCGTGGAGCCGCGGAACGCCTCCTACCACCTGGACAAGGGCGAGCAGGACCCGCTGTACGTGGACCCGAACCAGTACGTCATCGAGGACGCCATGGACGAGGCGCAGGAGCTGCAGGACGCCTGATCCTGCGCACTCTGAGGGGCGTGTCACCCACCCGGTGATGCGCCCCTCTTCTGTGCCTCCAGAAAAAGGTGTTCCAGCAGCTCCTCCACTGCATTGTCGGCCTGCTCTGCGTCCCTCACCTCGGCAACGTACCCCCGGAACGCCTCCAGGTGGCGGCCGATGGCCTCTGCGATGTCGAACGTCGCATCATGGGCCGGGATGTACGCCCCACCCAGCACGGCAGCTGTGGCGGCTGAAACGAACTGCCCGCTCACTGGTGCCCCCCGCGCTGCTGGTAGCGGGCGCCGGCCATGAAGGCGTCCATCCAGACCCCGGCCAGTACCGGCACCAGCGCCTCGGGCAGCTTGGAAAGCTGGCAGGCGGTCCCGGCTCGCTGCGTGGCGAAGTACTTCAGCGACTCCACATCGACGGTCTCCCCGACGATCTGCTCCACCGACTGCTTGCCCTCGGTGGCTTGGCCGTCATGCTGCAGGACCGCCTCTGACATGCGCCAGAAGTCCGGATGGGTGGGGCGCTCCGGGAAGCGCGGGTCGTTCAGCGGGTCACTCATGACTCCTCCTCGATTTTCCGAAGCTCCCAGCGTGCCCGGTCCAGCACGTAGAAGACGTCTGCGATGGTGCCCTGGATGTAGAACACCTCGTCGTAGTTGAACGCCAGGGCAATCTGCCCCTCGGGCACAACCTCGTCCCCGATCTCCTCGCCGCCCTTGAGGACGGTGATCCGGGTGTCCTTGGCACCGGCGCCCTCGTAGCGTGTGGTCATGTGTCCAGCACCCCTCTCCGGATCAGCTCGGCAACGACCTGCTGATCTTCATCCATGACGTTCCTGTCGAAGGTATGGGTTGCCATCCTGACCCGCAACTGGACGTGCCGGCGCACCAGTGACGGCGTATCGTTCCCGAGGACCTTCGGCACCTCGAACAGGACCCCCCAGGCGCCGCCGGTGTCCACGCGGTAGTAGGCGTGCGCGTACTCGTACTTCGGGCATCGCTTCTCCACCACCATAAACCGCAGGCCTCCCGTCTCCTGCGCCTCAGTGACGGCGTAGTCGTAGGAGTCCCGGTCGGAGATCGTGATGGCGTAGAGGGCTGCCAGCTCCGCGTCAGAGATGCTGTACCCGTTGGGGTAATCGCCGACGCTCTCGAAGGTGATCATCCCTCCTCCTCTTCGGCGTAGCGGACCAGCTTGACCTCGGCCGCGCACTTGCAACCCAGGCCGCAGTCGGCCCGCCGGACGGCGACGGTGTGGCCGGTGAGCAGGTCGGTGGCCTCGCTCCACTCGTCCGTATTGGTGAGGGTCGGGTCTTCGAGTCGGACCAGCGCCCGCCCCATGTCGTCTCCCTCGAACGCAGTCAGCGCGATCTGGGTGATCTGGTCCACCGGGTAGAGCGTGCGCTCACCAGCGGCGACGTCGACGGGCTTAACTTTTGTGGTCATTTCTCTCCTCCTCTTTTTGGTGGTCCCAGCGGACCTCGTAGCCGCAGTCCTCCGCGGCTGACTCGATGGCACGCCCGGCGTGGGTGCCTTCCTGGTTGTGGTAGCCGAACCGGAAGGCGAACTTCTCCAGGTCCTTCTCGGACACGCCGGCGGCCCGCAGCTGATCCGAGCACAGGCGCCAGTTGGCCTCGTTACCCAGCTCGTAGAGCGGGGCCAGCAGGGGCCTGCCGTTCTGGTCCGTGCAGTTCGGGCACGTCTCGTCGGTGCCCCATGCCCCGCCATGTCGCGGGCAGATCGTCTCATTCATCACGCTCTCCTGTCCTTCCAGCTGCCCGTCGAGGTACAGCTGATGCTTGTGGTGGCGGTGCTCCCGGATCGCCTTCGTGTGCGCGTCTTTATCGTAGTAGCGCCCGTCCTTGCGGCGCTCAGAGTAGGCCTGCTTGGCAGCGGCCAGCTTCTCCGGGTCCACGATGAACTGGATCAGCCGGCGGCTGACCTTGAACTCGCCGGCCAGCCGGCGCTGGCTCCAGTCGGGCAGCTTGTACAGCTCGCGGATCTCCTCGCGCTGCTCGTCGGTGAGCTTGACCCGCTTGTCCTTCTCCGGCGGGATGTGCCCGGCCTTCTCCGCCTTGTACGGCACTACGGCCCCATCCCGAGCAGCCTGCGGACCTCTTCGTAGGACTCCGTCACCATGACCCGGGACGGGGCGTACTGGCTCCCGCCTGCCAGTGTGATGTCAGTGTAGACGTCGCCCTTGTTTGGACGGCCGCTGCCGTCGGTCCAGGTGTCCTTCTCCACCTCCGTGGAGAAGGTGAGGATGTGGGCCGCGTTGATCGTGATCCCCTTCCCCTCCGTCCCGCATTTTGTCAGCTCGATGAAGCTCACTGTCCCTCCTCAGTACTTGTAGTCGACGCCGGAGTCTTCCTCGGTCCACTCCTGCTCGGACACGAGGTAGAACAGCTTGTTCACAACGTGGTAGCCGGTGAGGGCGTACCAGTCCTTGCCATTGTCCCCCTCCACCACGGTCCACACGCGGTTGAGCGGGTAAGCCCCCGTCTCCCCGTACTGGAAGTGGTTCCCCTCGGTGGGGTCGACGGGGTTCTGCAGCAGGGTGAACTTGCTCTCGATGTCCACTGCCCTGGCGGCCGCCTTCTTCATCGCTTTCTTGTAGGCGTGCACCCCGGGCAGCAGCCGTTTCTGCTGCTTCCACTTCAGCTTGGAGTTGCGGATCACCAGCCTATCCTCGAAGACCTCCAGGTTCAGGACGAACGGGTCTTGAAGCACCCCGTTGACCTTGTCCTGGATCTGCACGGACGCCTCCATGCCGTCCTCCCGGTAGAACGGGACGACGTAGATGTGGTGGCCCTTCAGCTTGTCGACGGCCTTGCGGATCAGGACGTGCGGTGCGTAGCCGGCCATCAGCCGATCCTCGTATCCCGCACGCCGCTGGCCCAGCCTTTGACGATGGCGGAGTCGGGTTCCCGCTCCTCGTGGACCATGATGATCTGCTGCTTGCGGTTGCCCTTCTCCCCGGGCACGATGATGACCGCCTGCTTCCACTCCCAGAACACCGCAGCCTCGCCCCGCTCGTACTCGGTACGCAGCTCGGCGATGGTGTCCCGGACCTTCTCCTGCAGCGCCTCCGTGGGGGCGATGGTGTACGGTCTTGGCGGCATGGAATCCACCTCCACCCGGATCGGGGTGCCGGAAAGATCCTCGACCTTCAGCACGTACCCCTCACCCTCGCGCTCGGCGTGCAGCTTGAAGACGGTGGCGCTCTCCTCGTTGTCGAAGTCCACCATGCCGTAGTCCTCGTGCGGCTTGAGCCCGTGGCGCAGGTTGTCCTCCTGCACCCAGGGGATCGGCACCAGCCGCTCGCCCGTGTCATACGGGGTCAGCGGCGCCGGCGCCGGCGTGTACCAGACCAGCCCCTGCGATCCGGGGTAGCGGTGCTTCCATTGCAGACTGTCCACGGCCAGCGTGTCGAAGCTCTGCCCGCCGGTGCCGTTCTTGGAGCAGGTGGTGACGCCGTTGAACTCCACCGCCTCGCCCATCGGCACCTCGGGCTTGTTCAGCGACAGCACGATGGTGCCGCCGTTCTCGTAGACCCGGCGTGCCTCGCGCTTGTCGATCCTGATGTACTTGGTCATGCTCCCTCCTCAGGTGCAATCGTCAGCCACTGGTGTGACTGAGCCTCGATGGTGAAGTCCAGCTCCTCGGTGTCGATGGACACGGTGCCGTAGCTGTTAGACAGGGACTCCACGGTGACCGCTTCGCCCTCCCCGCCCATGTCCTCGGCGAAGATGAACCGGTCACCCGGCCGCAGCTGGCTCGCCGGCTTGCTCACGATGAACTCCTCACCCGCGCTCACGGCGCCTCCTCCTGCGGCACGCCGTCCACGCAGCCGCAGCTCTCGCACTTCTGTCCCTGGAAGACCGGCTCACCGCAACTCAGGCACCGGTCCATGTTCCACGGCAGCTCCCAGCCGTTGGTCTCGGCGGGGTCCTTCACCAGCGGCATGGCATTGACGGAGATGTAGACGCTCTCCTCGGCCTCGTCCTGGATCTGGACGCGGAGCCTCCCGTCGGTGCCCCTACCGATGGAGACGGTGGTCTCGCCGAGCTGGGCGTAGGCCACCGGCGTCCGCTCGTGGTTAATGCGGATCACGCCGACTTCAAAGCGGCCCTCCTCGGTCATCACCTTGAACTCGTGCACCACATCGGCCTCGGGCGTCGGTCCCCGGGGATCCGGGTTCTTCGGGTCGCCGTTCATCATGCCCTCCATTCTTGGTCGGTCGGGGTCTGGTAGATCATCTCGAACGCACCCCACTGGCACGCCTCGACTAGCTCAGGCTGGCCGGGGAACCGGTCAGCGCACCATGCCCATGTCTCAGCGTATTGGTCGCCGGACGGGGTCACGGGGTCCGGCTCGCTGCTGGCGGGCATCACACCCACCAGCAGGGCCAGGATCAGGGCGATCATGCGTCCTCCCAATCGCAGGGGCCGTCGTGGCCCCACTCTCGTCCGCATCGGGGGTCCTTGATGCCGGTCTCCCCACGGCAGAACTTGATGGTCTCGTACTTGCGGCCGCGCTTGATGGCCACCACCTCATCCCGTTCGGACAGCACATCACTGGAGCCCCGGTCGCTGGACCGGTGCATCAGCAGGAACGCGGGCCGCCAGCCTGTCGTCTTGCCGACCCTCCCGGTCCGGGTGTAGCTCTCCCCGGACTCGGGATAGTAGGCTCGCACCTTGACCCGCTGGTGCGACAGGAAGTAGCGACGGAACTTCTCGTGAAGCTCGGACAGGTCCAGCCTGTTGCCGTGCTCCGCCCTCCACAGGCGCTCGTAGTCCTGCCATGTCGAAGTCATGCGCTCCTCCTTAGAGAGCGAAGGCCAGCTCCAGCGCCTTCAGGGATTGTGCCTCCATCTCGAAGGCCTTGTCCGCATCCTTGGTGGTGCGGGCCGCGGCGGTGACCGCCTGCATCACGCCACCTGCGGTGAACTGTCCGCCCTTGACGAACATGTTGAAGATGCTGTCCTGCGTCTCCTGATCGAAGGACAGTTTCTTGGCGATGACCTTGACGTCTTCGACGTCTTCGATCGGCTTGCCCGCCTTGGTCTCCATGTCCCGGATGACCTGGACCATGTAGTCCTTGTCCAGGAACGTGGCCACGGCGTCTCGGGCACGGGCGGTGACCACCCCGAGCTGCTTGTCGATGGTGTCCTTGGACCAGCGGATCATCCCCTCGTCCATCTTGCCGCCGAGGTGCACCGCCTTCATGGCGTCCTTGGTGATCGTCATGCCGTTGTCGCACACCTGCACGATCAGCCGGGGCGTGACCGAGAAGGATCCGTCTCCCGTCTCGGAGTTGGAGAGGACGAAGCCGGCGAACACCGTCGGGTTGTCCGCTCCCGTCGCTCCTGAGAACGGGGACCGGTAGCCGGCCAGCAGGGAAGGTGCCAGCGCCTGTACCCCCGGGGCCTTGACCCGGACGTACATCCGGCGGTCGGTGAGGTCGCACCCGTCGATCTCCACCCGCACACCAGCCTGCCGGATGCCGTCCAGCGCCGCCGTGAGGGCGTCAAGATTGTCCATGATGGCGAAGCGGTCGGAGACCAGTGCCCGGGCGATGCCCGGCCCTCCGTCGTCTCCGCGGAACGCACGGACCAGGAAGTTCCGCTTGTCCGGGGCGATCAGCTGCTCCTGCTGCTGGGTCAGCTTGTTGAAGCGGTTCAGTCCGCGGAGCAGACCGTTGGCGTTCTGGTCGTAGAGGTCAGGCCGCTCGTTCCGCATGAACCTCACGTAGGCCAGCGGGATGCCGAGCTTGGTGGCCACCCCCTCATCGAACACCGCGGTCGGCCGGTAGGTGCCGTTCACGTCCGTCACACCTTCCGCGTCGAAGATCGGGTCCATGCCGGACAGCACGAGCTTGCCGTCCCTGAACCTCAGCTTCTGGGCCGGGGCGACGACGTCCAGCTTCCGGGCGTGCTGCTCCAAGAGCACGTCACGCAGGTCGCTGAGGTCGGCATTGCGGGCCTCTGTCAGTAGGGTCATTGTCTTGTACCTCCGGGTTGATGTGCTCCTCTCCGGGCCGGGTCGGCCCGGCAAGGGATGGTGAATGTCTGGGGGCAGACGGGCGTCGTATGGATCGTCCGTTTAAGCCGAGGGTCCTAATCCCCGAATGCGGGCCGCTGGCTGGCTGCCAGCTCTCGGTCCCCGCCTGCCGGGGTCTTGCTAGTCCACGTTGCCGGAACGGGTCCAGGCACGCACGAACGTCTCGGTGCGGCGGGAATCCCCGCCGCGGACGCGGGCTACCTTGGTAGCCGCTGCAGAGGCCAGCAGGATCTCGTCTCCCATCTGGGCCGCATCAGGGCGGTCCAGCTCGGGCACGACGGGGGCCTGCGGGGCCTTGGTGAGTGTCAGTGTCGCTGTCATGTTCACCTCCTTCCGGTGATGGGCACGGTGTTCTTGATGACGACGTGCCACATCTTGCCGTCGCCGATGCGGCGGCGGGCATGGTCGGCACGTCTCCCCTCGGGATCGTGGTACATGGTCCCTCGGGCCAGCGTCACACCACCGGGCAGGTAGGCCACCTCGGTGGCGGTGTGGTTTGTGTTGAGCACGTAGGGCAGGGTCACCTGCACCGAGGTCTGCCCCTCCGGGATCGGTGGCACCTTGCGCCTCACGATCCGGGCCTTGAGCGCCTTGAGCTGCTGGCGGTCCATCGCCTCCAGCGGCACGCCGAAGATGTCACCCTGCCGGAAGACCGGACGGCCCATCTGCTCGGCCATCTGCACCGGGTCAGGCTTCAGCGCCTCATACGCCTCCGCTACCGTCGCAGGCTTGACGCCGCGGGGCAGCTCGGCGAAGAAGTACAGCGGCCGCGCCTCTTCATGGTCGAAGCCGGACAGGTAGTAGGCCCACCGGTGGTGCTGCTTCAGTACCGTGCCCCTGACGCTGCTCCAGCCCCTGGCGCACGTCAGGCACCGGGTATCCCAGTCATCCCCGATGCGGGGATGGGTCGACTTGCCGCCGCACTCGGGGCAGGTCTCCCGGGTCTGCCATGTGACCCGTGCCCGGATTAGCGCCTCACCCAGCCAGTGGCGGGTGGTGGTCCAGGTGTACTCCGTCTCGCCCGTCTCCAGTGTGGTGACGGTGATCTCGGTGCCGCTCCTGGCGGACGTGTAGAGATGGTCGACGTGCCCCGTCACCACCCGCGTGGGGTAGAGGTACAGGTCGTTCTTGGTGGGCGGATGGAACGGGCCGGGGTCGCTCCAGACTCTGGAGTCCGGGTCTTCCCGGTGGCGCTTCACCCGCGCCTCCCACGTTCTGCGGGCATCCTCGGTGGCTTTCGCCAGCGCCGCGGCGACGTCTTCATCAGACGGCTGCCGCCACTCGGCGATCTCCTCGCGGCGCCACTTGGCACCCTCCGGGAACTCGGTGGTCCGGTGGTGCGTGGTGGTCCAGGTGTCATCCTTGACGTGCACCAACTGCACCGAGTCCAGGTCGATCCCGGCGCTGTTGAGCGCCGAGTGGGGGATGATCACCGTCGTCTCACCGGAGAGCACCTGCCGGACGTGGGACTGGTGGCCGGACGTGGTCACCGAGTACGAGTCACCGTTGAGCAGGTAGGCCGTAATGGCGCCTGCCCTGTCCCTCAGTGGACGCGCCAGCTCGAAGTGTGACCCGTAGGAAAACACCCGGTCGCCGCTGACCATGATGTTGCTGGCACTCAGCGGACCTCTCGTGGTTCTGCCGGTGACGATGTCGCGCCATCTGTCGATGGCGGCATCTGCGGACTTGGACATACCTCCTCCTCCTGATTGATGTAGAGGCCGTCGGCATCTGAGAAGATGCCAGCCTCTCCGTAGGTGATCTCGAACGAGAACCGCGTACCGTCATCGTTGAGAATCTGCGCACCTTCACTGGTGATGCGGACGTTGCGCAGCTGGTCGGCGATCCGCAGGTGCATACACACCTCGGACCAGGGCATCGGGAGCCAGACCGTGTCGCCGCTCTTGACTCTGACCTTGGTCATTCGATGGCCTCAGTGGTTGCGGCGCTCTTCACGGCGCACCGCCTCTTCGGTGGGAAGATTGGGGAAGACTTCGGGGTACCAGTACCCGACCCAGCCGAGAATCTTGCCGGCGGGATCCTGCACCTTCCACTCGACGCCTCCATGCTCTCCGAACGAGTCCACGGCATCCTGCCGTGCGCCTTGTCCGTACTTCTCGACGAACAGGGCCACGGCCTTGTCGTCGGTGATGCCGCCGCCCTCCACAATCCGGCGGGGCTTGATCGGCTCCCCCGGCTCACGGGCCGGTTGCCACGTTCTGACCACGTTGCTCACGGTCTCAGCTCCTGACTTTGGTCTGGCGCTTGATCTTGCGCCGCAGGTCGGCCGTCTTGATTCCGGGCAGGTCGTTGCCGTCCACGTCTTCGATGAAGAACAGGTCCAGCAGGTGGTCCCGGTAGGTGGCTTTGGCCAGCTTGCGCCGCTTCAGCGCGTTGCGCTCCTTGCGGCTACTCACCGGCGCTCTCCGTCATGGCGGCGAGGTAGTCCTCCACCTCGTCGGCGAGTCCACCTGACAGGGCCTCTACGGCTCTGTCCTCCACTACGCGGGTCAGGTAGATCCGCACCATCACGTCACGGCGGGAGAGCTTCAGCTCCTCCCACTCGCCGGGTTCGGTGGCGCTGGTGCCCACGAACATGGAGAACTCGTCGTCGCCGGAGTACTTCACGATCACCACAATGTCGAGCGTGGGGAACGTGTACTTGACGCACTTGTCCGGATGCTCTTCGAGCATCTTGAGTGCAGCAGGCAGCGTGTCGTAACGCTTTCCCTGGGGCGCTTCAGCATCCATGCGGCACCTCCTCTCTCTGGTTAGGTTCCGTGGCGTCTCCACAAAACTTCCAACGGGTTGGGGGTCTAAGTCCCAGCCCGCCGGGCGCTCTATGGCGTCTTGGTCTAGCTGGTGGAGATCTGGCGATCCTCCTTGGTGATCAGCTCACCCGGGAAGAGCGTCAGGTAGCACGCCGCCCCTGCCGGGATGCGGTTGGGAGCGGGCAGGAGCCCCAGCTCGTACACATACCCGCCGCTCTCGGCGGGCTGCTTCCTGACCGCCTCGACGTTGAACCACATGCCGTACCGGAGGACCTGATCCCCGGGCTTGACGTCTTCGGCTTTGATGCTTGACATCAGTCCACCGCCCGGTGCGTCACTTGCTCGCCGTTGAGTTCGGCAAGGGTGACGCTGATGTCCCAGCCCTTGACCTTGCGGCGGGGGTATTTCTTCTGGACCACCTCGCGCACCGCCTCTTGGGCCTGTAGCGGAGTGTCGGCATAAACCTCGTGCCGCTCTCCGCGGTAGAAGCAGATGTAGCCATTCACTTGCGCTCCTTTGTGTGTAGGACCATCCACTCGTGAAATTCGAGCGGGGTGCCGACGTGGACAGTTCCCGCGCCGGAATCTTCCCAGTAGACGTCTCCGTCGATTACCCAGACGGCCGTCAGTTCCCCGCCTCCGTCGTCGGTGCGGATCTCGGTGACTGGCACACCGGACGCTAGGTGCGTCTTCCGCGTCATGTACGCGCTCATGCCGGGTAGAGTCCCAGGCACCAGGAGGTCATAGGCTCCAGAAACACCCCGGGCACCTTGATCTCCATGCTGGCGTAGTGCACCCAATCCTCGGGCGCACCTTCCCACGCGATGGACCAGCACCCTTCGGGCTGCTCCTCGTGGTCGGCGTCTCGGAGGGTCGGGCCGTCAATGCCTACCCACCATCCGTCCGCCTCTGGCCAGCGCGTCTTGATCGCGTCAAGAACGGCTTCGGCCTGCTCTTTGCTGACCTCACCTTCCATGTGCGCACCTGCCTCTCTCGCGTTACCCCCGCGTCTCTCGCGGGGTGGTATTGGCCGGGTAGCGGCGGAGCTGGCAGTACCGCCCGCGCTTGTTCCGGTAGCTGTAGTAGTCGTCCCCGGCATCCAATGCCCGGACGGCGGCCGCGTGGGTTGGTACCCAGTTGGGAAGAATGGCCGGTTTGAGCCCGGCAATTTTGACCTGGTCAGCGGCCCGGCTAAACGGGGTCGAGTGGCCAAATTCGGTGACCATGTAGAGCCACGAATTGTCCGTCACAGGTTATCCCTCCAGAATTGGGCGACTTCCAAATCGAAAGCCACGCGTTCGGAGCGGAGGAATTTGGCGTAGCTGATAATTACGGCTACGGCCATGCCTATGGAGAACAATCCAAGCACTACGCCGATAACGGCTAGGACTTGCATGGCGATTGTTCCTATCCCCTAGAGCCGCCCGGATGGGCGGGTTTATGGCGGGCCGGTGATTTGTTTACCGGCTTATTTCCAACCTAGCGGGTACTGTCAAATAAACCGGTTACGCGCTAGTTCCTATCGGCCCGGTGTATCCGGGCGGCCGGTGTAGATACCGGCCAGCGGGCCGCCAGATAGCGGCCCGGGCGGGCCGCCGAAGCGGCCCGGGGTACGCGGCCCGGGCGGCCGCCGAAGCGGCCCGCCCGGCCAAACCGGCCCGGCCGCCGAAGCGGCCCGGCCGGTTTGTTTACCGGCTTATTTCCAACTTACGGGAGGTAGTCAAATAAACCGGTTACGCATATCCCCGATAGTCCGGTTTAGGCGTACTCTGTGAAGTGTTAGCTAGTTGGATAGGCGGGCCGCCCGGCCCGCCCGTAGATAAGGGGTAACCGAAGTGACTGCACTAGTTGAATCTCCGGCCGAAGCGGCCGCGGCCGAACGGGCCGCCATAGCGGCCGAACTGGCCGCCCGGAATATCCCGGACGAAAAGAAAGAACCAGAGTTCAAACCGACGGCACGGGCCGCCCGGGCCGGAGCGGCCCGCCGGAAAATTGGCCGCGTGGAACTGTCGGCCGAAGACGCTACCCCGGCCGCAAAGCGGCTTGGATGGGGTACATGGAATAGCCACTACACGCGGATAGAACTGGCCGATTTGGCCGCCGAAGCAAAGCGGCTAGAACGGGAGTCGAAGCGCAAAGCGGCCGCCGAAGCGGCCCGGATCCGTGACCTAAAGCGACTGGCCGTAATGGTCCGTACCGAACTACCGGAAGCGGCCGCCGAAGCGGCCGCCCGGGCCGGTGAATCGGCACAACTGGACTACGCCTCACAACTGGCCGAAGCGGCCGCGGTATTGGGCGGATCCGAAGCGGAAGCGGCCGAAGTGATCCGGGCCGCGGCCGCCTATCGGGAGACAGACAAACCGGCCCGCCCGGGGGTATCAAAAGCCGGTTACGGATCCGCGCTTACCCCGGCCGAACTGGCCGCCGTTCGGGAGTGGACGAAGTCCGGACTAGCTACCCCGGCCGCCGAAGCGGGCCGGGCCGCGCTGGCCGCTATCGGCCCGCGGGCCGCCGGTGTGGTGATCACAAACCGGGCCGCCGATACCCTCACTATCGCCCGTTCGGTTCGGGTACCGTCGGCCGCCGTCGGCCGCCGTCGGGCGGATGCACTGGCCGCCGAACTGGCCGAAGCGCAAGCAAAGCTTGCGGCCGCCGAAGCGGCCAGCAAAGCGGCCGCAAAGCGCAAAGCAAAGCGGCCCGCCGATGCGGCCGAAGCGGATGCAAACCGGCTTGCGGCCGCCGTCGGCAGACTGGCACGGCGGGCCGATTTGGCCGCCCGACTGGCCGAAGCGGCCGAAGCTCTGGCCGGTTTGGAACTGGCCGAACTAGAGCCATATATGGCGGATCCGGCGGCCAGTCTCCCGCTGGCCGCGGCCGCCGAAGCGGCCGGGGTATCGCTCCGGATCCGGGCCGACGTTATGCCCGTCCAGTACCGATACACCGGCCCGAACGTATCCGCGGCCCGGCTTGTTTCCGGCCGCGGACACTACACAATGGCGGCCAGCGGAGTAAGTGATCCTACGGGCGGCGCCGCGGCCGAACTGGCCGACGGATACCGGGCCGAACTGGCCAAAGTGGAAGCGGCCGCGCTGGCACTGGCCGAACGGACGGCCGGAGAATCGGCGGCCGCCGGAGCTATCCGGGAACGCAACGAACGGGCCGAAGCGTACAAAGCGCGGCGGGCCGAAGCGGCCCGGATCCGGCGGGCGGAAGCGAAGATGCACGGCAAGAACGAACGGCGAAGCGCAAAGCGGGCCGCCCGGTAATACCGGCCCGAACGGACTTACCCCCGGCCAGTTTGGCCGGGGGTATTTTCATGCCCGTAAGCGGCCGCCGACGGGCCGCCAGCGGCCCGGGCGGATCCGGGCGGGCCGACGGCCGACGGCCGACGGATCCGGGCCGCCAGCGGGCCGCCAGCGGCCCGGCCCGGGCCGGGCCGGATCCGGCCGAATGTTGGAACCAGGAGGCCAGGACTAAAAAATACTAGGACGTCCAACTATTTGCCGACAAGGTTGAAGATTCAACCAATGTTCGAGCTGCGAGGCTTTGTCCTATTGTCCTAACATACTTAGTTGAACTTTCAACCTAATGTTCGGCCGGCTTGATATTGTCCTATTGTCAGTATGTCCTGACAAACTAATTTCGTTAGTGCCTGGTCCGAACCTCCGGCCCGGATCCGGCCGGGCCGGAGCGGCCCGGATCCTGCCGACGGCCGGAAAACGGCCAAATCGGGCCGCCCGGGGTCCGGATCCGGCCGACGGGGGTCCGGATCCGGCCAAATCGGCCAAAAGCCGGGGGTATGCCAGCGGCCCGGGGGTATATGACAAGCCCGGCCCGGGCCGGAAATAGGGTACAGCGGCCCGCTATGCCACCTAGAACGGCCGAACGGGCCGGGCGGATAGAACTAGCCTAAAACGGGGGTATCGGGCCGGAGAATGGCACCTATGGCCAGTCAGCGAAAACGGGCCGCCCGGTGTGGAGTACCCGAACGGGGGTATCGGGCCGGAGAATGGCATACAGCGCGTCTTATACCCCCATAGGGTATGCCCTCCGGACCCCTATTCTACTGGCCGTAGAATGTCACGCTGGCATGACAAATCATGTCAAATCATACCCGCCAGTCAGTTAGTGGCCATTCACTGACTGGCCAGTCAGTTAGTCCAGACTAACCGGATCCCAGTTAGCGGCGCCTAACTGAGGTGCGAACTACACCGGTGTAACTAGGGACGGGTGGGGGAGGTCCCGAGCCGCGGCCGCGCCCCTGCCCGCGCGTGATAGCGGCTGGCGTGCTGTACGGAATCAGAAGTTGCGTATTGGGCAACCGGATCCGGGTTAATTTCCGGAATCAGCCAGGGACGGCTTTGCCGGGGTCACTCGTCGTCGAAGTGCCGGCGGTCCCGCATCAGGAACCGGAAATTCAGCTCTGCCATCAGCTCTTTGTCCGTGAGATGGGCCGCGGTAGTCAGGCCGACCGGCTCCGGGGGCTGGAAATCCTCGACCGTGACGGAGCCGAACTTGTGATTGCGGCGGTTCTCCCAGAACTCCCGCATGGCGCCCTCGCGCCAGCCATAGAACCGCTCCACGGCCCGCAGGGTGGCCGGATTGGGGCCCTTGCTGGACCTCAGCTCGGCGCGTTCCAGGCCGCCCAGGGTGCGGTAGTTGATTCCCATGGCGTCCGCCACGTACTGGCGGGTGTGACCGGTCTTGTCCCGGGCCGCGGTGGTGATGACGCCAAGGGTCATCAACGCTTCTTCATCAGTCATGGACATATCGTAGTCCGGACAATGGGTGATACGTGACATGTCGCATCCCCGGCGCTGTGACAAAATTGTGGGTATGACGCTCGACCGCACCAACCGGCAGGACAACTCCATCATCACGGCCACCGCCTGGCAGCTGGGGGTGCAGTCCATTACGATTTTCCGTTACGTGACAGGCCAGCAATACCCGATGCTGCCGGCCATCCGGAAAATCGAGGAGGAGTTCGGCTGGTCCGTCGAGGAGCAGATCCGGCTTATCCCAGATGCCGGGAACGATCTCGGCTATGGGATGGTGCTGGCCGAAGTCATGAAGGAACATTTCGCCGATTCCATCGACGATCCGAATTTCCCGCCCCGGTCGCTGCCCATCCCCGTCCGGCGGAAGCGCCTGATGACCCCCGGCTGGACCCATGCGTTCGTGGCCGACCACCTGGGCATCCGGACCCCCACGTTCACCCGCTACCTGAACGGCACCCGGTACCCGGAGGTCCGGGCGATGCTGCGCATCGAGCGGCTGCTGCGCTGGAAGGCCTCCTCCCAGATCCGCCTCGTCCCCGCGGAGGGGTACGACATGCGGTACGCCATCGCATTCCGCGAGAAGCTGGACAAGAAGTACCCCGTCAAAGAGGAGCAGAGCCATGGAGAGCCAACAGATTGACGTCGCCCGGACGATCGGTGACCTGAGCGGGCTGCCTCTCGGCACCCGCATCGCCACCAACCACAACAGGCTCCTGATCTGCGACAAGTTCGCCGGCGGCCTGCACTGGTACGAGCAGGGCGAGCTGATCCTCTACCAGCCGCTGGTTCACTGGCTGCCGGCCTTCATTCTGCCGCCTGTCGTGGACCACAAGGCCGACCTCTGAGAGGTGTGATGAAGATCACACTCGAAAAGTGCCAACCAGGCACCCC